TAGCGGATTTCCTGAACTTTGGATACGAAGATCAATCACTCCTGCCAAGTTCAGGAAATCCGCTAGTTGCAATTAGTAGCAAACCCTATATCATACTCAAATCAAATGAAACAAGAATCATTTCAAGAGAAGATGGAAGCATCCGGATTATAAAAGAAGGATCACGTAATGGTGATGAATCATCTACACAGGCTGTTATCACTCTTGAAAATGACGGAACAGTTATGATTGATGCTCCCAAGATAATGCTGGGATCTGGTGCCAGTGAAGCAGTAGTTCTCGGGAATACTCTTCGTGATTTTCTAAGTGAGCTTCTTTCACAGATGGAAACAAATGCGTCAAGCTTTGTTGCTACTGGTGTTGGTCCGGGCGTTTTAAATCCAGCAATATTAACAACAGTATCTTCATTCAAAGCGCAACTTGACTCCATCCTTAGCACAACAAGCAGGGTAAGATAAATGCCCCTTTCATCGTCTGTGCTAGAACAAGAGCTTAGCAAATTTATGGACTCTGAGTCTGATTCCTTCGAGGGTTCTCCAGAAAACGGTATAGAATTTGCTCAAAAATTTAGCAGTGCTATTAATGTGTACACGTCTTCTATAGTCCCACCTTCAACTACACTCATTGCGGCTCAAGCAGCTTTGAAAGGTAGCTTGATGACAGTTGGTCCACACCCAGGGTCGCCTTTCCTAGTAGCAGTCACAGCAGGAATGGCTGCATATACCGCAGCACTTGTTCCGGGAATGCTTCCTGCCTTTACTGCAGTGCCACCTGTTTCTCCGGTAGGGCCATTGATTTTAGCATCTGTAATACCGTTGGGTGTGGCAAGGTCTCCGGCTGCTGTATGTATAGCTACTTTGGCATCGACTATTGACGGATGGTTTAGAACAGGGATCGCCGTAAATGTTGCGTCAGGTGTGACTATTCTGTGGTCTTAAAAACATGGGCAAGACAAGACAATGACGTCAAATGATGAAAATACTCAAGTCAGAACTTTCCAGAATTGTGGAGCAGGAATTTTCTGAGCCTAGAAAAGAGATAGATGAAAGACAGATGCATTCACAAATACAGGAACAACTGCTGTTATTAATTGGAGTTAGTTTATATTAGTGAGTACCAGTTTTTTGAAATCTATCTATTTAGATTAGAGAGCTTCTCATATATTTAATACAAGAGAAAGTTAATGGCGACAATAAGCTTCAAAAGCGCTGGAGAAAAATTCTCCAGTATTCAAGATAGAGATTCCAGAAATAGGGTTCAACTCCCTATAGGGATTGCTACACCGCTGCGTTTGTCGACAACACAAAAAGATATATTCGAAATGCGCTATAGAATAGAAGATCAAGTAACAGATAATCTTAGAAATCTTATCTTGACAAATCACGGGGAAAGATTAGGTCACTATGATTTTGGTGCAAACTTGCGTCCCATATTGTTTGACTTATCATCTACAGATTTTGAATCTGAAGCAATGTCAAGAATAAGTGCAGCAGTTAAAAAATACATGCCATTTGTTACTCTAGAAACATTTGAACTTGAAGTAGATAATAGAAGCACTAGTAGGGGTCTAGCAACATATATAGTAGCATTATCATATGGGATACCAGCAGCAGATTCAACAGGTCATAAAATGAAAGTAGCTTTAACAGTAGGCGGATAAACATTGACAAATAATATTAAAAAAGATTTAAAGCCAATTAGAAATCGTTCATTTTTGAACAAAGACTTTAACGACTTCAGAAGTCAGCTTCTTGATTACGCAAAAGTCCACTTCCCAGATAGAATACAGGATTTTTCTGAGTCATCGCTAGGCGGCCTATTTCTTGATATGGCAGCATACGTTGGTGACACAATGTCGTTCTATCTAGATCACCAATTTAGAGAGCTAGATCCTGAGACTGCAGTTGAGAGATTAAACATTGAAAGATTAGCACGAAATGCAGGAATAAAAATTGAAGGAGCTGCTCCTGCTGTTGCCGGCGTCACATTTATTATAAAGGTTCCCGCTGAAAAGCAAGGACTAGTTTATCAACCACAAACCACAGCACTCCCAACAATTAAGAGGAACTCATCCGTAGCGTCTGATAATGATATTGCATTTTCACTTGTCGAGGATATTGATTTTTCTGAGACAAATGAGCAAGGAAAGCTCTTGGCAGACTTGAAGGTCTTTGAATCAAACACTGATGGATCGCCCAAAACATACTTAGTTTCTAGAGTCGGCCAATGTGTCTCAGGAGAACGTGTAGTCGAGACGGTTGTGATACCTGATACTTTTCTACCGTTTAGAACAACTACACTGTCTAATGCAGACGTTAGTGAAGTAATTGATGTAAGAGATCTAGAAGGGAATATCTACTATGAAGTCGATTCTCTTTCTCAAGACACAGTCTTTAAGGCAACATCAAACTTAGCTGATGATAATAAAGTTGTTGGAGATAGTCTTTCTATTATTCCTGCACCCTATCGATTTGTCAAAGAAACAACTACTACAACTGGATTAACTACTCTTAGATTTGGTTCTGGTAGAGCTGATACACTCGACGGTGATATCATACCTGATCCATCTGATCTTGCACTTCCACTATTTGGAAGAAGAACATTTTCTAAGTTTACAATTGATCCTTCAAGTCTTCTAAAGACAAAAACCCTGGGGGTATCACCCACAGGAACGACACTCACGATTCAATATAGATCCGGCGGCGGCTTAGATAACAATGTATCATCAGAATCAATCTTGACTACAAGTGAATTAACTGTTATATTCCCAGGCTTGCCATCTGCCAAAACCGCCGGAAATGTGAGAGCATCGTTCGCAGTTGTCAATGAACAGCCGGCCGCCGGCGGTGAAGATGCAATTACAATTGAAGAGATACGGGCTAAAATCGGTTCAGCTAGAAACATGCAAAATAGAATTGTTACAAAGCAGGATCTATTGGCTAGAATTTACATGATGCCATCAAACTTTGGACGCGTCTTTCGTGCAGGCGTTAGTAAGAATTCTAAAAATCCTCTTGCAACTAATCTTTATATTGCTAACAGAGACGCTGCAGGATATTTAATTATATCTCCCGACACGCTCAAGAAGAACTTAACAAGATTTCTAAATGAATTTAGATTGGTATCAGATGCAATTGATATACTCGACGCAAAAATAGTCAATATAGGCATTGATTTTGAGATTGTAGTTGATCCCAATTTCAATGCTGAGTCAGTCATGTCAAAGGCAATTGATAAGCTAATAACATACATGAATATCGAAAACTTCCAGATAGGCCAGCCGATTAGAGTTTCCGATCTCAATAATCTTGTTTATAATATCCCAGGTGTCGTGTCAGTTATCGATATTAAATTTACGAACAAGGTAAAGACCGATGATGATAGTAGCTACTCAAATGTTATTTATAACCTAAATAACAATACAAGAAAAGGAATCTTGTACCCGCCAGAAGGTGGAATCTTTGAAGTAAAGAATCTAGATATTGATATTAGAGGAACAGCAAGCTAGGAAGTAAAATGTATAGACGTCTCAAAGCAACCAAAGATTGCTACATTACAAATAAGATAATCAGGAACTCGTTTAGGGCAACTGACGCCAATACAGGCGAAGCAGCATCGCTAGATCTATTCAAGCTTTATGATGAAAGCAACATTTCGGGAGATGATACTCCCGTAGAGTTAACAAGAATTCTAATTAAATTTGATCTGGATCCTCTCCGAGCACTGACTAGCAGTATATTAGATTTCTCTAGCCCGTCATTTAAGTGCGAGCTTAAGCTTCATGATGTCTTCGGCGGACAAACTCTTCCTTCAAATTTCAAAACAATTATATTTCCACTTTCACAATCGTTTGACGAAGGCGTCGGAAGAGATGTTACTAAGTTTCAAGATATTGATGCAGCAAACTTTCTTACAGCCTCGATCTCTGGAAATTCAGCTATTGCATGGTTTCTTTCTGGCGCAAACAAGCAAGGTCTGTTAGGCTCTAGCGATATTGATATTATT